CCTTTTGCAAATTCAGAACCATAAACAAATAGTTTAATATTTGTTGTAGCAGCTGCAACAGCAGGATTATCTCTAAGAGATGTCATGTTTGCAGTAGTATAAGAAAGAGGAGTTAAAGTTGTAACACCTCCAGCAGTTGTTGGAGCAATTCCAATAATAGCTTTTAATGTAGCACCTGTTATAGTGTTCATTATAACTACTGTTGAATTTTGTTGGATAACATTTTGAACAAACCCTTGAGCTACAGTTCTTTGTGTTATTCCTAGAGTTGTACCACCTGCATTCATTGTTACTACACTACCGTTGGCAGCATTAGTTCCATATGCAATGTGTAATCTATTTTGCTCTGACCAAATTACTTGATCTGATGTCATTGGCATTTCAGCGCCAACCATACGTAAGAAACCAGATAAAGTTCTGTTTCCATATCTTTCTACTTCTTGCTCATATACTTCTGGTAAGAATTGTTGAGCGAAATCATTTGCACCACCATTAAAAGCTAAATAGTTAGTAATAAGCGGTTGCATTTGTTGTGATGGTACTATATTACCATACACGGGTGCTAATTGTCCCATAATTAATTTTTGTGTTTTTAGTTAAATTTCCTTGTTTTCATTTTTAAATTTGAAGAATCACCCCCTGAAATTGACTTAACTGTATAACCTCCCATAGTAACCTTCTGATCTTGAGGCAATGTTGCCCTAGCTTCAGTAGATATGTTATTGGATTTAGCAGCAATATTTCTAGTAGCATCGGTTTTACCCTGCTCATAAAAATGTTGTGCAATAGTATCAGCATTTTCAGCGGCATACATAGCTTTATGATAACCTTGTACATCCTTTACATTCCCGTCTTCGTTTAAGAACCTCTTAACTATATTAGAAATATCAGATTGTTTATCAGCAACTTCACTAGGATTTTTTACTCCGTACCTAAATTTCTTTTCTCCTACGTTGAAATCAAAACCTTTGAATTCTTCGGAAAAATAACTTTTAGTATCAGACTTAAAATTATCGTGTTGTTGTTGAGCCGTATCCTGCTCCTCATTGTAGCGATTGAAAAACTCCACAGCTTCATTTTGTTCTCTAGTAGTACCAGGACGAGATTTTACCTCTTTATAGTATTTACTTTTTAAACCTTCTAAATGCTGTTTAGCTTTAGCAACCTCTTCTTTGTAGGCGAGTTTCGCTTTTCTTACGTCTCGCTCTTCATCTATTTCTTCATCAAAAGAAAAATTGTCTTCAATCATGAAGCTTATTTCTTCTGAATCTAGATGTGATTTTGTTTGTTTATAATACTCTTTTAATAAAGTATCATTATCAACATTAGAATAGTCAGCATTTAATCTAACATAATCTTCTAATGTACCACCTGTTTCTTTCATGAAGTCTACGACTTTTTCGATGTTTTCAGGTAGTTCTGTATTTTTAGCTATAGGGCTTGGATCCACTTTTTTAATAGGTGGTCCCATTTTTTCTCCTATTTCTATTACTTCTTCTTCTTTAACAGGTTCATCAATTATTTCTTCAATAATTGGTTTGTCTGCAGGCTGCTCTGATTCGACTTTAACATCGACAATGGGGGTGTTGTTCCCTCCGCTTCCCACTGCTTCGCCATCTCCGGCTTGTTTGCCCACATCCACCTTCGTTGCTTTTGGCTCTTGAATGGCATCTGTTTGTTGTTTTGGTGGATTAGATAAATCAACTTTAGTGATTTGATCTTTGTTTTCACCTAAGTTCTTTGGTTTGAGAATTTTAGCTTTCGTGATCTTAAACTCTCCTTCTTGTTTTACTTCTTCTGACATAATAAAATAATATAAAATTAATAAAATAGTTTAATAACTATATGGAAAACCCAGTAAGATCTTCTGTACTAGGTGCTTCAAAATCAGTTGGTACTCCACCGCCTTGACGTTGGTTTATCATTTGAGATTGTTGTGTTGCTTGTATTTTTGTTCTTTGATCTTTACGATCTTCTATGTTTTGTTCTTTCTGTTGGTTAACTTGTATGTCCATTTTTTTGAGTTTCATATCATACTCAAACTCTTGGGCCATGAGTTGTTTTTTAATGCTAGCATCGCTCTGCATTCTTTGTATTTCAAACTGAGATTTAGCTTGTTCAATCTGTATTGCTGTTTGACTTAAAGCTTGTTGCTTTTCAACCTCTTGCATTGCAGCAGCTTCAGTAGCTTGTTGATTAGCTTGAGACTGAGATTGTATTTGCTGTTGTTGAGATGCTTGATCAGCTTCTTGTTTTTTAGTTCTTCTGTATTTTAATACTTGATTAGCTAATTTGATATTATTAATTTGCCTAATATCAATTGCATCTTCTAAATATATTTGTTGTTGTTGCAAAGCCATTTGAATGTTTTGCTCTAACATAGCTTTTTCTTCTTCTTCAGGTTCTAATTCTAAGAATACACCAAAGTCATATAGATGTAAATTTTCTATTTCTCTAAGTGTTGAAACATTAAAGCCTCCTATGCTATCTATCAAAGCTTCATTAGTTAATTCAAACTGTAACATGTCTCCAACTCTTAAAGCAACATTTTCACAAGTTCTTAATGTTAAATATAAACTAGCATTTAATATATGTTTAGTTGCTGTATTAGAAGCATTTGCTGCTAGCTTTTGTAAACCAACTAAAGAATCTTTTTCAGGCATACTACCATCTCTAGCTTCATTAAGACCGGTTACATCTCTTATCATTTGTAGATAATACTGATATGTACTTACTAGTGATTGTATTTTACCATTAGCACTTGATGTTTGTAATTCTTGTATAGGTACTTTACCTCTATTAGGATCACCATCTTGTGTTAAGCTTCTACCAACTATACTACCAGTTTGGAAATACATGTTTAAAGCTTCTTGCGGATTGTAATTAGTTCCATTACCTAAATCAACCTCAGCTAAACCGTCAACATCTACAAATACACCATCAGGAACCATCCTTGCAATTACTTGCTGTAATTTTAACGATGTTAATTGAATCATATCAGCAAAACCAGTTATACGACCTACTAAAGAATTAATACGTCCTTGATATATATGTGGTGCTGTAATACAGTAGTTTAAATTAACTTTAGTTAAATCGCTCTTAGGTCTTGTCATGTTTTCACACATTTCCCATCTAAGCATTTGATTAACACCCATCACTTTAGCTCCACTAAATAATACCTCTATACTTCTTGAAACTCTATCAAAGTTATCACTAGGAGGTGGATTAAAGAAATCAGGCTTTTCTAAAGTTTTTTCTAAGCCTTGTTCAGTGTTTTTTATTTTAAACACTTGGTCAATATAAGTTTTATATTCAAAATATAATACTTGGACCATATCATTGTCTGCATTAGGACCTCTTAAATAACCTTGTCTTCCAGGGTATTTAGCAAGTCTTTTTAGTTCTTCATCATCAATATCTGGAAATTCTTTTTTTAATTCAGCTAAAGTTATAGACTTTACTTCACCTACATAATAACAATCTTTAAAGTTAGGATCATTAGTGTATGAATAAACAATGTTAGCAGGATCTACGTAATCAATTGTAACTCCTTCTGATCTATTGAAAGATGTTTTTACAGCTCCAATACCTATAGTTACTATATCCTCTGTTATTCTTTTGTTTGTTAAGCTATATTTATTAAAATCTAGTATATTGTTTATAACCTCTTCTTCTGCAATTTCTACAGACTGCTTGTAGTCTAACTGCATATGAACCTCAAGCTCTTCTTTGTTTTGTGGAAGATTTGCTGGATCTGTACTATTATACAAGGTAACACCTAATGATTGTTGTATATTATCAATTAAAGGTTTGCCTAGCATATCTCTCATTATACTATCAGCATATTGAGTTCTAATTTTTTGTGAAAAAGGATCTTGAGCGTAAGCTTTTATATCGTAATTCTTTGAAGATATACCGTTAACAACAATATCTACAAACTTAGGGATAACAGGTACTGGCTTCCAGTCTAAATTTAAATAAGATAAATCACCATTTATAGATAACTCATTTTTATATTTTTCTACAGATTGTTCTCCTCTTGCATATAATCTTAACTTATGATAATTTTGATAGCTCGTTGACCATCTACTTGCATTCAGTCGGCCACCTCTAAACCATTCATATTCAATAGCTTGCCCAACTTGCAATCCATATTCTAAACTTCTCTTTTCTGCTTCAGGTACCACCTGACTAGGGAAAGAACTATTAGTACTCGTATTGATCATCTATTAATTATTTTAGATTCATATCCTGTTTGATCATATTTAGAAAAATTTAAATTAAGCTTTTCTTTTTTTATATCAGCTACAGGTCTGTATTTATTCTTATTGCAAGCCATGATTGCTAGTCCTGAACTAATTGAAGCATCATGCTTTGTTCTGTTGTTTATATCAAAAGCTGCCCAGTCTTCTAATGTTCTTTGGAAAAACATAGTTCCATACTGTTCATTGTTATAACCTACAAAGTTTTCAATGTAAGCTTCAATTGCAGCAGCATGAGCTTGTTTTATATCTTCACTAGAATTTGGTATACCACCTATTTCTTTTTCAGTAACAGATAA